TCACCGCAAGGAAGGTGAATCCGTATCTTCCCCGGGGCCATTTCCGTCCCCTGCTGCCAGCCTTATTTTGGCGGCGCATAATTGGTGCATTACCTCCGCCCTACGATAACGCGGCACCCCGCAGGGCCTTGGATTGCCCGTTGTCACCACCCGGAACATCCGGGCGTATAAATCAGGGGAAGCCGCAGCACTGTGCCAGCACCAGCAGGACCACCGGGAATTCTCCGTTTCCCCGCGCCGCCAGGGCGCTTCTATTCGGCAAACCTCCCGCCCATACTCTTCAATCATGGTCAGGGCATACGTTAAATCTTCAGGAGCGGAATCCGGTAAGTGGCGCTCCTGAAGAACGTCGGCCAAATGAACCGCCACATGGGCGCGCACGGCATAGCAGCATCCATAGGTTAAATGGTGATCGTCCCCTGAAGAGTACCACAGGCACTCCGGATGATCCGTCATCCAGTGCAGCCAGTCCCCATCTAATAGCGCCGTGTCGGAATCCAGTTTAACCAGGATGTCGTCGGGGGCGGCGGCGTCAGCCATGGAACGCAGAACCCCCACAATGGCGCCGGGGCCGCGCAAATTTCCCCCGCGCATCCAGGAAGTCTGTTCATAAACGGCTCCCATTGCTTCCAGGGCCTCCACCGTCCCGGCAGCCACCGGGGCATGGCTATCATCCAGCACCCGCACCAGGGCAGACGGGCAAGCCATCCGGGCGCACCTGGCCGCCGCCGCGGCTTCAGGGGCGTCGTCCTTATACGTGAATATGTGAATTCTGATCATCTCTATATACAATAGTAAAAACTACGGTCCCCAGGGATAATACGTCCCGCCCGCCACGGGCAGCTGAATAGTTCCCATGGCGTACTGGGTCACCTCGTCCCCCTTGATGACGGCCAGAGGGAAGGAATAATAAAATGTCCTGGACGGTCTGTTGCCGTCTGCATTGAGCAACATTAGAGGGTCCACCGTCCCCGCAGAAGAAATGACGGCCATGCCCGTGATCGTCTCGGATTCATTCAGCAGCAAGTTAAGCCAGACCTCGCCCTCCATCATCGGCAAATCCTTGCTTGCCGGGGCATCCCCCAGTACACGGCCATTCAATAGGATCTTCCCGGGCGTGATAGTGGCTCCAGTTTTTTGGCCGTTCTCATTGTATTCAAGCTGGACGCGGAATCCGTAGTCGTTCGGCTCCTTCGGTGTGGCCGTCCAAATCACCTCGCCGCGCGGGCCAACGGTCGGGGCCTTGGGGCTGATCCTGGCATTGGGGTCATAGGTCAATTCTGTCTTTTGGTCTTCTACTTGCTGCTCCTGGCTTTCCCGGGCGTCCATGGCGGCTTGGTCATTATAAAGTTGCTGCTGGCGATCGATCATGCTCTGAAGACTTAAATGATCGGGAACGCCTGTGGAAACATCCGTATTACCGGAAAATAAATCTACGGTCACGCCCTGGATCACGGTCAGCATGGCCGCCCAGGCCGGATTACCTCCCGTGATAGAAAGCCGCCGCCCCAGCAGCAAATCCGGGCGGATGGCCGTCAGGGCCTCAACACTCCCGGCCCAGGGGGCAGTGCGGGTCATCTGGTAGTAAGATTCGAGGACTGGCCGATAATTCGGCCAGGGCTGTTCACTGCTTCCGCCTCCTCCGGAAGGCGGAGGAAATGCAGAACCGTCCTCCGGGCCAATGGTGCCCTGGCGGTCAACCTTATAATATCGCTTGCGAACATTGGTCGTGATTCCCCGCCAAGTCAGCCAGTTGTAATATCTCGTCACCTTTTCCCCGTTCACGGTGACGGTTTTCTTGTGGGGAAAAATCAACTCGAAGCCCTTTTTGGGCGGCGTATCTATATAGACATACTGTTTAAAAATAACCTCGCACCACTTAATCGCCATACAGGACTCGGACAGGGAACCAAAAACAAGCTCATACTTGGTAGCCTCCGTGCTGTAGTTGGCTGCATCCTGCCCCTGGACGGCTGGGGTTTCCCGCTGAATCACACCAAAAACGGCTCCGGGCACTTTGGCCAGTTCCGGGATTTTTTTAGTCCACCATTCTCGGGCGTCTTCCGGCCCGGTCGGCATTTTCTCGCCAAGTACCATCACTTCCGGCTTGGCGTAATTGTACGTGGAACTGTCCACGCCTTCTTCTTCGCCATCTTCATCCACGGCCCCATCCCGGGGGTCTGCCAGTTGAACGATCGTGCAGCCTTCCTGATGGAGGTCCGCTCCGGCTGGGTGAACCAGCGAGTAGGTTGTGTACTTGCCCCGCGTCATCACCACCCCCACGGCAGGGGGAACCAGGTCCGCCCGCTCTGTCATCTGTATTTTTGAGAGTCTGTGCGTGATCCGGTCCAGCGTCACCGGGTCCAGGCGGTCCCCGTCCGCAATGTGCAGCACGGGAGCCGGTCCGGAATAATCAAACCAAGCCACCATGCCGGGCCGGGAACTTAAAAATTTACGGAGAAGGGATGCGTGCTTGTCGCAAGCCACCTCCGTGTCCCATATCCATGCCGATTCATCGACATCCACCACGTAATCCGTCACCAGTGCCCCATGCGTCCGGGCGTTGGCCAGGACCGTCCGGAGGGCTGCCGCAATCTTGATGCGCCGTTTTTCAGCCGAACCTGAAGGGATGCCGGAATAACTGGCAAAAGAAAAACTGATGCGCCCGGCCCCGTCTCCGGAACCGAAAAACGTCGTGCCTTCCATCGGCTGCCAGTTGTCGCAAATTAGAACCTGCCACACGTAGCTGGACGCGGACAAGGCGGCATCACACTTGCGCACGGTGCCCTCCAGGACCGTCACCCCGTCCCACGTAACCCGCACGCGCTCCCTGTAATTGAAGGGGGCCGCATCCATCATATCCCGGCCCATCTGAAACGATACCTGGGCCGGACTGAAATTCTTCCATTGCCAGGCACAGCCCGGAGAAACGTAATGCGTCAGCTCAATCGTCTTAATGTCCATAACTTCTCTGGGAGTCAATTTTGTCCAGGCGGCTCTTCAGGTCGGCGATTTGTCCAACCAGTTGTCGGTTGGTCTCCTGGGTCCGGGAATACCTGCCTAATATTTCCTTCACCAGCTCCACCATCTGGTGGATGGCGGGCGTTTCATCCTGGCCGTGGTCGTTTGCCAGGAGAACTTTTAGTTGTTCCCCCAGCTGGTTTTTTTCTCCCTTGTCCAGTTTGCCGTCCTGTAGTGCCTTGCGCACAACGTCCTCCACCTGATACAAAATTTCGTAGTCGGAACTTCCGGCCAGGTCTCCCGCTTTCTGGACGGCTCCTTCCCGGTATTTCCGCATCCATTCCGTCAATTCCATGGCGGCGGTACTTTTGCCCTGGATGTCTTCGGCCAGGTTGGCCGCCTTCCTGGCTGCTTCTTCCAGTTCCTTTATTTTCTGCTCCTGCCCTTCCTGTTTCTTCTTTCGGTCCAGAATTTCATTCATGGACTTCCAGGCTTGTTCGGCAGCCTTCACCATCCCTTGATCAGCCTCCGTGTTGTAGTCGTTCCCGAACTTCTTTTTCAGGGCTTCCAGGAATTTTTCCGTCCACTTGGAATCATCCACGTCCCGCTTGTCCCATAGCTTCCGGTCCTTATTCCGGAGGCGGCCAACCGTGTCCAGGAACTTGGTGACGCGCTCCTGGGCCTTTTCGCCCCCTTCGGCGTACTTGGCCGCAAAATTCGTGAAGGAATCCACGCTGGCATTCATCACTTCCGCGGCGGTGTCCATGGCTTTTTTATTGGCATCCAGTTCTTTCTTGCGCGCTTCTGCGGCTTTGGAAAGAGAATCCGCCGCCGTCCGGGAAACAGTAGAGTCGCGCCGCTGGTTATCCTGCCAGGCATCCGTTTTTTTCGTCTCCGCCTGTACGGCGGAATCCGCCTGAACCTGGACGCCTTGCACAGTCAGGACATTATTCAGCCGTTCCTTGGCCGTCGTCACAGCTTCATCCAGAGATTCCTGCTCTTTGAATAAATCAGCCAAAGATGCTGTCCTATTTTTGATTACATCTCTGGCGACTTTTAACGCATCCGCATAAGCTACATACAAGGCATCCCCGGACTTGCCGCGCACGTCGCCCAGTAGCCCCGTATTCCGGATGTTTTCCATCATCTTGTTCAGGGCGGCTTCCTGCTGCTGCTTCTCCATGGCCAGGCGGGCGATCATATCTCCGTTGGTGGCCCCCGGCATCCTGGCATCCTTCCGCATGGCATCCATGCGGGCCTGTATGTCCTTCAGGTTTTCCTCGTCCTGGGTTTTCTTCTGTTTCAGCCCGGCCACCAGCGGCACGCCTACGCCGCCCAGCATGGCTGCCTTCGCCATTTCCCCAGGCGCGGATGCAATTTCCTTCTTCAGCTTTTTTTGCCGGGTGGCCAGTTCCTGCCATTGCTTCAGGGCCGCTTCCGCATTTTTGTAAGCGTCGGCTTGTCCATAAAATTTCTTCGTGTCTAAATTCTGCACTCCCGCCGCTGCCGGGCTGGACTGGGAAAGGGCCTGCATGCGCCTGATTTGCTCCGCCTTGGCTTCGGCCAGGGCTTCGGCTTTTTTCACGGCATTTTCCGCCTGCTGCCGTTCGATTGCCCGCCGTTCCCCGGCGTCTTTGGCGTCGATGGCCGCCAGGGCGTCCCGGGCCTGGCTCTCCGTCATTTCTCCGCGGATTTGTTTTTGCCTGATGATGCTCCGGTTCTTCTCGTTTTCGATCTGTAACAACTGGGCCTGCATTTCCAGGTTCCGGGCTGCCTTTTCATCCAAGGCTTCGATCGTTCTTTTTCTGGCGTCGTAGGCGTCATTGATCTGCTTGACCAGAGCATTCTCCTTCTTCAGGGCGGCCTCCTGGTTCATGCGCCCCAGTTCGGCACTCATTCCCGCCTGCCAGGCTTCCACCTTCGCCTTTCCTTTTGCCAACACGTTCGCAAGCTGCGCGGAAACTTTTTTCGCCCCCAGGCCAAACGCATCATTCAGCGCGGCCCCGGCAGACTGTCCCAGGTTCCACGCCTGCTTGCCCAGGTTGAGAACGTTGGTGGCGTTTTGCAATCCTCCGTTGAATTTCCGCCACTCCTGCATTTTGCCTCCCGCCCAGGTCTGGACCTGGCCGGGGAATTTAGAGAGAGCGTCAATGCTGCGCTGTAGCCATCCGGACTGCTGCTTGACGGCATCGGCAGCACTACCCACCGTCTTGTCCGCGCCCTGGACCGTTGCGCCCAGCGCTTCCAGCCCGTCAATCCTCACGGCCCAGTCATTAGGCGCTGCCGCCTTGTCCTCCGGATACGCGGGCACGGCGCCCGTCTGCCCCCCTACGCCGCCGGAGCCAAATACCGGAGACGTCTTGACCGCCCGGGACAATTCATCCATGCCTTTCTTCACCTGGTCCAGCGTCCCCTCCGGTTTGGTGGATGCGGCCAGGCTCTTGGCCAGCGTGGCGTCCATCCTGGCCAGTAGCGCGGCAATCTGGTCCAGCCGCGCCATCATCCATTCATTCCCGCTCCCGGACACGGGAGAAGGAGGGTGGGGACGATCCGGGGAAGCAACCCCGCGGGCCACCATGTCCACGGCATCCGCCACCCGGGCAATCCCGGCCTGCATGTCTGCCAGGGCCTTGTCCGTCCGCCCCTGGGAGGACAGGCCGCTGGCTGCCACTCCTTCCGCCCGGGCGATCGTTCCGGAAAGCTTGTCCAGGCCCTCCACTTGTATGGTCATCTTGCCGGGGGAGGAGGCCCCGGAGAAAGTCCGGGCATCCGCCACGGTTCCCACGCCGCCGGAAATGAGTTCCCGCGGCAGCCCCTTGGCCGCCGTGGAAAGGTCATCCACCCCCTTGCGCACCTGGTTAATCCCGCTCATGTCCGCCCGGGTGCCAAGCGTCATGGATATATCAATATTGTTGTTCATCATCAGTTAATATCTCCGGTCAGGGCAAATTTGAATTCTACCGCCTGCCAGGCCGTCCCCCTGGCATCGTCAAATCCGTACCAGTGGTCACTGGTCAGGGGGAACGGGTGGGGAGGGTCCACGGTGGCGGTGTACTCCCTCACGCGCTGGGGGCGGCCCTGGAAATAGCAGGTTAACCAGGTAATGCGCCCCAGCGGGTGTAGCGTGAACATCTCCTGGACATCCAGGCCCCAGGCCCGGGCAGCCGCCGTCGTCGGGAAAGGATGCGCCACCGTGCAAGACAGCTGCATCAGGGCGTTGCCCCGTGCCCGCTGAAGCATCCAGGCACTGCCCAGCACGCCGTCCCGCTGCACCTGGACGGATGCCGTGACATCCACCGGAGCCACCATAATATCCCGGGGCTTGCACAGCGTGACCGCATCCAGGCCGTCCGGGCGGAAAATCACCGTATCTGTGGACTCGTAGACCATTTGTACAGGGTGTAAGGTTGAGAGTTAAGAGTTGAGCTGGGCAGTTGTAAAGTGATTGAAGAACTCCACGGCAGAAGGAACAGAAATGATAAAGGAAGGGTAGTCCGCCCGCGTGAACGTCCGGCGTCCGCCCTGGGCATTGATGGCCTCCACATCCAGGATGATAACGGGGATGATGTCCCCCGGAGCACTCCCCCGGACCTGATCCAGATACGCCCAACCCTGGGATGCCTGCCACGGCTCGCCCAACCCTACCAGGGCGGCCACAACATCCGCCAGCGCCGGGGCCTGGCCAGCGGGCAACGTGTCCTGGGTATAGTAGTCGGTCCGGACGTATCCCGCCGCATCCCGGTACACGGCGGCCATCGTAAATTTGTCCCAGTCGCCGGGATGCGGAAAGATGAAATGTATGTATGCGTCAATCATGATAATTTATGCTGTTGGTTGTTCGGGTTCCGTGTAAGGTTCTTCTGTCTCCGTGGTAATCCAGCTGCGCTGGTAAGGTTCCAGTCCATAACGCAAGTAAGTGTTATTGCCGATGCCATTGAGAATCGTCGGAGACTCCATCTGGATAATTCCGCCGTATTCGCCAACCTGCACATCCAAGTATAAGGTTGGCGCGTAGGATGTGTGGTAGGTATCCCACCCCCTGATGTCCGCCAGCTTGATAACCGTGTCAATTGCCGCCCCTCCTATTATCAGCCACACACTGGCGGCCAGGGCGTCGGTGTAAGATAGCTCGGACTGGGATATCACCAATCGATAGGCCGCGGACGCCAAGCCTGTATTGCTGTTGTAATTAATAGCGGACTCCGTCGTACGTACGATATACTGACGAGGATTGCCGATGCCAATTAGCTCACGCACGCGGGCCTTGTAGCCGTCATTGTAATATATTGTCACGTCAACCAGGCGGGCAATATCAGGAGCGGCCCCGGCCACGGGCCTGAATCGGTAATCATCCCGCCCTGCATCAGGATACTCTGTCCACTCCCCCCCACTGCCTATGATCATAGACACTTTGGTCCAATATCCAACACCTGCCCCGCTGACGCGGATCGGAAGAGAATACCCCAAATTTTTGCTGTAGTTTGAACCTCCAACCACACCCGTCGTGCACATCGTCAGGGATGTGTGCTGATTGACCCCCAGCCGTGCCTCACAGTAACAGCCGGGAACCACATGGTTGATCGTCACACCGTTGGTAGCCGTGCATGAGGACGTGAGCCAATAGGTGCGAGCTTGGTGCATCATAACCGTGTGGGCCATTCCGAGGGCGTAAGCCCGGTTGATGCCCATCGTGTCCGTCGGAGCCCCAACAGCCAGCGGGATATTGATGCCGCCGTTGGCACTGATCATGGCGTCATAGGTCTGCGGCTGTTGCCAGACGTAGGGCTGCGCCACGTCCACGGCCCCCACGTCCCCGCGCGGTATGGTCATGTCCATCTGCCACGATCCCGGCGTGCTGCCGGGCGTCAGGGTGGCGGCTGCCTGGGTGCCGGGGCCTCCGGTCGTGACCGTGCCCACGGTGATGGACAGTCCCGCCACTGCTGCCTGGGCCTCGTCACGGGCGGCAGCTGCCGATTGTGCCGCCGCCTGGGAATTGGCCGATGCGGTCCGCACGTCACTGCCCAGGGTATGAACCTGCGTCACGGTGGCCACCTCCACGCCGCCCACGCTCACCCCATCGTCATAGTCCACGGTTGCGGTCATCCGGGGCGCCACGTCATATTGAACGATCACGACGGGGTGGGATACCTGGTCGGCTCTGCCCCTCCCATCCTTGGCCGGGGTCATCACGCCGTGAACTCCCATGGAGTGAGTAGTCAAGTGGTCCGCATCCTGCCCGGCGCAGACCTCCATGATGATCTTGTCTCCCCTGGATAGAGGCACCCCAGGGACAAACCGCCAGGTGATCGGATCGTTATTGCCGGGCAACGGCGCCGGGGATGATACACCCGCCACCACATAGGCATCAGCCACCAGCCGCCAGATGCGCAGCCAGTACGAGCCGGACGCGGACGTCCCGGAATAAGTCATGTTCACACTCTTCAGGCGGCCATGATCGGGAACTTGTCCGGCCAGCAGCTCGTCGCCCCACTCCATGGCGTAGCAGGCCATCGTGGTCGGCGTTTCTGCCGCGCCCGTGGACAGGACGGACGATCCGGTGGCCGGAGCCACGTTCATGCCTGCATTCCGCAAGGCGTCCGGCAGTTGTGCGGCCAGGGCCTCGGCCACCAGGGTGGACCAGTCGGCCAGCACATCATCCGGGGGCGCATAGTCCCCGGCCAGCAGGTCGGCCCGGACCGTCACCCGGATCAGGCGGGACGTGCGCTGTGCCCCGTCCGGAGCTACCAGCACCACCTCGCCCACCAGGTCAATCCGGTCCCGGCCCTCCATGGCATCGGCCAGTTGCGTCGTGTTGACGGACAGGCTCCCGACATAGGCAGTTCCCAGGGCATCCTCCACCCGTTCCAAACCCGTGGCAGCCAGCACCAGGGCATCGTCCCCCAGGGATTTTTTCACGGCCAGCACGGGCGCCTCGTCGGAATCCGCGGGCTGGCCGGGGCCGTCCGTCAGCACGATGCGGAGGGGTATCTTGTCACCACGCACCAGGGCCATGTCGGTCAAGGGGACGCTCCCCTCCGTGGTCAGGGCCAGGGTTTGCGTGTCAATGTAAATAATCATGATCGAAAAGGAAGGGGGAAGCGGAGCCGCCCCAGCCGGGCGGCTCCTGGATGGGTTTATTCTGTCGCCAGCTTGGCCAGCGCCAGGCTCGTGAACGTAGCCAGGGGGGAATTCTTGATGGAGAGTTCGAATTCACACGTCACTGGATCGGAGGCGAAATTCGGGGAGTTGGTGAGGGATAAATCCCCCATCACGCAGAACTCGGCCAGCTTTTCGGCGTTGTTGCCGGAATTTCGCAGTTCTCCGTACACCCAGCAGCGGACGTTGCCGGAAGATGAAAACGGCGTAGCCGCCTTGTCGTCTTCCAGGCTGTCCGCCACGCCGAACGCCAGCTGAATGGCTTCCGGCGTCACCTCCTGCGTTGTGAATTTGATCTTGGATTGCTGGGCGATCGACAAGTCGCGCATCTCGTAAAATCCCGCGTCGTTCACGCCTTCCACCGTTGCCGTCTTCTTTTGCCGTTCAGACGTGGCCGTCTTGATTTTACCCAGGGTCAGCCACGGACCGGGTTTTTCCGGGGTGGGGGCGTCGGGCTTGGCCCCTTCTCCCACCGTGTTTCCTGCGGTGACGGTTTCACCGAATTTTGCGATGCGGATGATCATGCCGCCGATCAGGTTATCTACAAATCTTTTTTCGTATGTCATGTGCTTGTTTTAGTTAATAGTTAAAAGTTAATGGTTAATAGTTACGTTTCCTGGCTGTCAAAATACCTGGGCGCCGGCTTTTGATTTTTCAATCGCCTCGGCCTGGTCGGGCGTTACGTTCACCACAACCCCGGCCAGGTAGGTCATGCCGCTGATATTGGTGCCCGTCTTGGTGACACGCACCTTCACCAGTTGCGGCTTGGCCTGTTCACTGGTGCCTGCTTCCCCCGCGGCTGATGCCGGGGCCGTCTGTTCTTTTTCTGTTTTTGCCATGTTGTTGCTATGGGTTCAGGGTTTCTCGTATCGAGAGAAAAATCACTCTGCCGTCCACGTTAATCAGTTCCGGCACTTCCTCTGTACTCAATGCCGTAATCTCCGCCACCCAGGGGGCTGTCCCGGCCAGCTCGCAATCGTGCGGGGACCATTTGCGCAGCCGCCGCAGCACGGCGGCGGTCAGGGCGGAAAGGCGGCGGATCGTGGGGACAGCCCCCACTTGCCCGGTCATCATGACCAGGATGGCCGCCGTGGCGACAACCACGCCGGGGTCCGGCGCGTCTACTCCCTTCCAGGGCGGCGGCTGGGGTGCCTGGGGCATGACCGCAATGGCCGCATCATACTGCGCCACGGCCAGGGCAAGGTTGTTCACCTGGTCCCCCTTGTCAAACGGGACGGGCATCACGTAATTGGCCAGTTCTTTTTTTCCGGCCAGGCGGTCGATCACCGCCTGGGCAAACACGTATTCGGGGCCGTCCGGTAGATCATCATTCATCGTTTCGTTCGGTTGGAAATTCGTTGTGCCAGGGTGTCCACGGCGGAGGTTTTCACCGTGTCGGTCAATTCCTGATCCGACGGCAGCACGGTGCGGTCGGGGTCGTGCGTTACGAATTTAAGGAGCAGCCCCAGCGGCGTCACTTTCTGCCGTTGGCCCTTGTACATGCGCTTGCGCTCCTGGACTCGGGCCAGGTAGGGCAATCGGCTTTTGACGCTGTACAAGACCATGATTTCCTCCTGGGGAATTCCGGCCTCGGCCAGCGTGATCCGCCGCTTGCGGAGCGGAGAATCCGGCCCGGGGACAAGCAGGCTTTTGGTGGGGCGGCCCGTCACGGGAGAGATGCGGCCAGTCGCCCGGACCGTGCCGCCCAGCAGGTGCAGGCGCACCCCCGTATGGCTCACCGTCACGCGGGCCGTCCGGCCCTCCATGTGGCTTTCCGTAGCCTCCGCCGCTCCGGCCCAGTAGTTCCGCGATCCGGTCTGCTGGGAGCGGTCGATAAAATGATTTTTGAGCAAATCCCGCAAATCGTCCCCGGCGTGCCGGGTCATCTCCTGCAAATCCTCCGGCGTGACCATCCTGGCCAGGGCAACGGACATATCCAGGTGAACCTGTAAACTGATCATGCCCGGCCTCCTTCCATGATCGCTTTATCCCCCTGGATACTTACACGGACATCCAGATTCCGGCTGATCCAGTCGCGCAAATCCTGATCCACTCCTTTCATGCTCGCTTCGGCTCTGCTGAAATCTTCCTGCCCGGCTGCCGCCGCATCCTGCAAACCGTCCGCCGATACGGATTTAACCCCCATACCGGAATTAAAATCAAAAGGCGGGTAGCCCGTGCCCCACCGGGACAGCAGCTGCCATATCCGGCTATTCACCAGGGCACGCTTTCCCTCGGCATCCACGCCCAGCCGCTCCGCGGGGGAAAGCTGCGCATACGCTTCTTTCCAGCGTGTGTCCCAGTCCCGCGGCTCTTTCCGGTCTCCCACCCGCACCAGCTGCCAGGCATGGGGCCTGTCGTCGGCCAGCAGGTTTTCCTTCCAGGCGTAGTTCCTGGCCTGGCTCACGGTCTGGTCGAAAATCAAATTCTGGCGTCCGGGTGTCGTCATGTCCCGGATCGTCCCCTCGGCATCCTCCGGGGCCTCATAATTGTAAAATTTAAGTACCGCCTGCAAAAACTCGCGGGCGGAAGCATTCAGCCATTCGCCATTCAAAATTTTTCGGGAACCGTTCCGGATCGCCTGGACGGTCTGAAGATGGTTGCAGCCCGCGGAAAAGATAGCCCTCTCCGTGAATTCCGTGCCCATTTGTTCCAGTTGAGCGGAATTCAGATTGGTCGGCATCAGCCGCTTTTCCATCAGTGTTTCCTCGGCGCTCGGCATACTAGTTCAACTCTCAACTCTTAACATTCAACTCTGCATGTGATTTCCGCAGGAAATCACATAACTCCTCCGTGACGGCTCATGCCCCAGCGGGGCGGCCTGCCGGAATAGTGCGGGCTGGGGGTCTTGCCGCTGGCGTCATCCGCAATCACATAGCTGCCGCTGGACAGCTCCCGCAGCACGTCATTGGCGTGCTTCCATTCTGCGATCCGCTCTTCCGTCATGGCCAGGGCAAACCGGGCAAGGACGCGGTAACGCACAATCGCCCCGGCTTCCGCCATCAGCTCCGCGGGAATGCAATCAGGGCCTCCCTGTAGCTTGGTGCGGCCTCCGGAGGCAATGCGGCTCCGGATCGTGGCTGCCGTTTCAGCGAGTATTCCGGGGATGGGATCGGGCTGCACCTGGGCGCGGTCGCGCGTCACGCTCGCCAGTTCTCCGGCGTTCAGCACCTGGTTCAGGATGGTTTCAGTCAGTGGCGTCCACATGGTTTTTTCTTTCTGGTAAGTTCCGGGGGCGGAGTTGCGCCCCCGGAACCATGCTCGTCAATCGGTCATCCGGTTACGCCACTTCCAGTCGGGCCGCGGCTGCCGGATTGGTCACTTTCCGGTGGGTGGACCAGTACATCATGTCCACCACTTCCAGCGTCCGTTCTTCAGACAGGATTTCCGGGCCGGAAGGTTCCAGCGTAAAGTCCTTGGCTGCTGACATGTCGTTGCGCGTCGGTGCGTCCTGGGAGTAGAACATGAAAATGTCCGATCCCATAATGCCCTGCATCTTGCCGGACTTCCCGCGTGCTGCGGGCTGGTAGGGCATGGATGCCAGGGACACGTCAATGTCCGGGAACACCAGCATGTTCTTCAGGATGTCCAGGCTGGCAGTCAGTTCCAACCCCTGAAGGCGATTAAGGAAGAACGGATGATTCTTCATGATCACCCAGGCTTTCAGCCCCAGGATCAAATGCGTCGGCTTGCGCCCGATGGCCGCCTGGATCGTCAGGGCCATATTGTCCAGCTCCTGGACGATGTTGGCTTTCTGTCCGGCGGTACTGGTCCAGTTGCCGCTTCCAGCCGTGACAGGCACCCCGGCTTTCCAGATGGTGACGGCTTCAACTTCCCTCGTGACCAGCTGGGAGCTGATCAAATCCTGAAGGTTGCTTTCCCGTTCATCATCCCCTCCGCCGTCCTGTTCCATGTCGAATTTCCAACTGCCGACCTCCAATGCGTGGGGCTTGCAGTTGTAAAAGTCGTCCGTGGCGTTGGTATCGATCCGCGTGGGGCTATTGCCCCGTGAAAGGGCCGTTTTATACACTCGGAATGCGTTGTCGATGTCCCGCTTCTTGTAACTCCCCACGGCGGTTTTCACCCCCACAGTGGGAAACAATTTGCGACTGATGCTGTCCGCCTCGTCCGCATAAGCGGCCTGGCACAGCTCGGTTAAATACCCGTTATAACTTGCTGCATTTTGAAACATATAATGTTAGTATCTATTGCTTGTTGTTGGTTGTTGCGTGCGTCAGGCTCCGGCAGAAGACGCCAGCACGGTCGGGAGGGTCAAGTAGGATTCCAGGAGCTGCTCCCCGGTTCCCGGCTCGCAGGCCACGGCCACCAGGGTTCCGGTATCTCCGGCCTTGGCGGTGCCTCCGTCGTCCAGGACAAGCCTGGTTCCCTCTTCCACGCTGCCGGGGGATGCGCTCAACCGCACCCCCACGATGCCCTGATGGGCAGGCAGGATGTAATCCGTGTCTTCTCCTTCGTCTCCGCCGACGTGGACCACGCCCAGGGGGATGTCGGATTCACCACACAAGAACAGCTTGCCCGATGCGTCTTTTTTAATGAAGCAGCCTTCGCATTTGCGGAGGTCTTCGCCACTTTCCGCCCTCATGACGGCCTGTTGATGGATAATTGCCATGTTGTTTACTGGTTAAAAGTTAATAGCTGGTGCGGCTTACTTCTGCCCCAGGCGGGATTTAGCCATGTTTTTCGCCTTCCAAAACGAGCAGGTGCGCCCGGCGTTGCGTTCCTGTGCCTGGATTTCTTTAGCCGTGTTGGTTAGCAACCTGCCGCGTTCCGCATCCATGCTCACGGTTCCCTTGGTAGCCTTCGTCGCCGGACGGAATCCGGGGCGGGCATATCTCGGAGCAGTGGCGGGAGGTGCACCGCCGCCCTTGCGGTTGATCAGCAGATTGATCATCTTAATACCCAGGTCGCGATTGGTCAGCAGTTCGTCCTTCAGGTCTTTCCGTGCCTCATCGGGCAGGTCCTTCAGTTCTTCGCTGTTGAGCAGCGTTTCCGCTTCCGCTTCCGCGGCTTCTTGTTCCGCGGCCATCAGTGCGTCGATGGCGGCTTCCACTTGTTCAAGCGTGGCGTCTTCCGGCAGGCCCAGCTTGGCGGCGATTTTTTTCAATTCTTCCATGTTGTCTGTTTGGTTTGTGTTGTCGTTGGTCGGCGCGGCCTGACTGTTGGTGATCGGGCGCTGGCCGGGGTTGTTGGGCTGGTTGGTTAGGGCCAGCCCGACGAGTTGCAGGGGGCGGATGCGTCCGCCGCCCAGGTCCGAGCACAGCTCCACGCTGTACACAGTCGAAAAATGTTTATAGATGCGGTCTTTGACCAGGGGCCGCCCCAGCGGAGTCCATTCGATTCGGGCGCACAGTTGCAGCCCTTCTTCCGTTGGTAGTGCGGCAAGCTCTTTCACCCAGCCATAGGCCCGGGTGTCCCGTACCCCGGTGACAGACACATGCTCCACGTCCACCAGGATTCCTTCCTCCGGCACTCCCGCTTCGACGATGGCCCACACGGCATCGTCGTCGATGACCTGGACATACTGCTTGCCATCCAGGCTTACCTGGGGGTGTTCCCCCCACCGCTCAATATGATACCAGCCGTCCCCCGGGTTTTCCCAGGGCTGCAAATCCTCTAATGTGATGGTTTTAATCCTTGTTGACATTCCGTGTGTGTTGGTTATGTTATTGCTACGGTGATGCGCGGCCTGGGGGCCATCCGTTAAGGACGCGTTAGCCCGTGCGGGGAGATGGCCCTCCCGTCCGTACTTATCTCTTGTATTTCAGGGTTCCCTTTCTCATTTTTTCGGCTCCGTTCAGGCGGCGGCTATGGAAAAAGCTTCTCACTTGCCCGTCCTTCCCGGCGACAAATCCGCTCATGGCAAATTTTCCGGAGTCATCCTTGTACACGCGCAGGTAGGTTTTCTGGCCGTTGTGGGATTCCCATACCTCGTGCGGGTCTTTCACGGCCCTGACGGCTTCCGACAAGCGCCGTAATCTGCGGGTTTGCTCTTCCGGGGTCTTCGGCGGCACCGTGTTTTCCCAGTGATTCAGGACGGACTGCGTGAATTTAATGTCTTGCCCGTCCACGGACCGGGCGGAAAATCCCCGCGTCAGGGCTTTTCGTGCCCGCCCGGTGTGGCTGTGGCTGCTGGCCGGATCAGGCTTCAGTTCGGAGAGTTTTTCCAGCCCCAGGCTTTTGGCCGTCCCGGCTTGGCCGATGGCCTCATGCTGCCCGCGGCCCCGTTTGTCCCAGCCCTTCTTGGCCCCTTCGCTGGTGCCGTAGTTGGCCAGCAGGTTTTCGTTATCCCCGTTTTGGGGTGAATTTGCGTTTTGCCGGGGGTCTGCCGGGGTGTTTCCGCCGTTTTGCGGGCCGTTGACCACATCCAGCCCTGCGGCGCGTTTCATGGCCGTTTCCAGCTTTCGAGCATCATCCCGGATCATGGACGGGTTCGGCTGTGCGTTGAGCAGCTTTTCCAGCAGCTTCATTTCCTGTGCTGTCAGGGGGGCGTTGTTCTTGGTCTGCTCAATCTGTGCGGGGATGTGTTGCCAGTTTCCGCGGCGGTTGGTCAGCAAGGGGAAGGAGGGCTGATCCGGAGTCGGCTGTGGTGCTCGGTAAGTGACGGTATAGCTGGACACCTCGCTCACTTCTTCCTCGTCCGTAATATATCCCGCAGCGGCCAGGCGCGTGATATTGTCCACATGCTTGCTCACGTCTTCCGCTTCTTCGTACTCTAATGTCCAATAAGCTAAATGGGGTTTACCGGGGAAATTGCGGTCCAGCACACGCCGGGATTCCTGCCTGTTAATACAAGTGGATATGTCGGCTCCCTCGCCCGCTGCAAGCATACGGAACGTCTCCTGGTGGGCGTTGCCCGCCAGCGTCCCGCTACCGGGGGCCGCCATGACGGTCAATTCCCCACCCGTACCACATCGTAAAATCTGCTTGTCGCACCACTCACAGCGCTGCAAGAATGTATCTCCGCCGCGGGCCGTCGTTTCGACGGTTTCAATGGCGCCGCCGTCAGGGAAACCACCGCGCCCGTCGCCGATCATCTCTTCCGCAATGCGGTCATACTCCCGTGCTTTTTCGTCGGATGTCCCGGGGGGATATTTGAAAAAAATGGCCGGGTTTCCAAAAACGTCGATGAATCCATCCCACCCGTCCAGGGCATGATATTTGGCACAGATAGCGAACATGGAGGGCAGATCCACCGGACGCAGGCATTCGCGGGTAATCAACTCGCTTTCATCCACCATTTCCAACCGGGCGCATGACCTATCGGCGGATTCGTTGTAATACCAATTTCCATCCCTGACAGGCCGAACCATCAGCCACTGGTTCACAGGTTCGTATTTAATCCGCCCCAGTTTCGTGACAGGTTCCAAATGGGAGTAACCCATGAACGTGGCGGACCCCAGGAAGCGCCAGGCATCCCGTAAATTATCGACCTTCGCAAAATATTCCGCCAGGCACTGCTGCTGTTCTTCAGCTAGCGTCTTCAGGTCCGGATGCCTGCCGATGGCCTTGGCGTCCACCTTCACGTCATCGGTCATTTCTGCGAGGGCGGAATCACGCCGATTCCGGACCGTACTCAGCATGTCGTCCGTTTCTTCCAGCGCGGCCCAGCACAGCATCACGTCGGCATACTGGCCTTTCCGGTACAGTTCATACAGGGTGCGGGCCTCTTGTGGCGTCAGAAACGGCAGCGGGTTCCGGCCTTCTTTTTGCGTGCGCCGGGACAACATGCCCAGCATCCTGATCATGCCAGTCCTAAAATTCCCCGGCCTGCCAAGCATTCTGTTTACAATCTTCGGTAAAAAATTCATGGTGTCTAAAATCTCCTGGTTCTGATACCACCCCAGCGGCGGTGGGATGCCCGGTTACTGCTCTTCCTGCTCTTGCCCTGGCGGTTCTTCGTCCGCCAGGATGACGGGCTGCATGATTCCAGCCCGGTTCCGACGTGCCCCCAGTAGGAAAGCTTGCCGCTGTCAAATGTGTCCGCGTGGTTGCCCTGTGCGTCCACGTCAGCCTCAAACCGTGCGCCGTTGCGCGTCACCAGGCGGTGGTCCGTTTCCAGCCATTTGCCCGGAGGCATGGCAATGAGACCATCTTCCAGGGCGGAGCAATACGCGGCCCCCATAGCCGTCTTGGCGTCGGATTTTTCGCCGCAGTATATAACCACTTGCTGCCCATAAAACCCCACTACCCGGATCAGGCCGGACAGGTCTTTAGCCAGTTCCCTGGCCAAGAATTTTTCATTGCTGGTGTCCACCACCAGCACGCCGCGCTGCTCGCGAGGCACGGCGCCAATGACCAGTTCCAGGATGCCCAGCATGACGGCGTAGTGCTCCGTCTTCCACCTGACCACCAGCCGCTGCCAGTATATGCGGTCCCAGTATTCCGTGGCCGTCAGGCTGGACGGGTTGGACTTCTTGCCCTCCGTGCTGGCTACGTCCAGCCCGAAACACACTTTTCCGGCGCACAGGGATTCCGCCCAGTTCGGGGAGATGGCTTCACGGATCGCGATCATGCGCACACCTCCTCCCCGGCCAGGTCCAGGCCCGTACAATGGCCCAGGCCCATGTTTTGCGCCCGGTTCAGCCAGCCCAGCGGGATGGCTGCCGTGCCGCCCTGGATAAACTTCAGGCCATAGTTACGGTCCACCGACGCGCGGTCCAGGCTGTGCGCCCTGAATTCTTCGTAGGGCACCACCTTGCCGGACAGCGGATCATAGAGCGGCAGCCCGGCCAGTTCAGCGTCCAGGGCGTCCACGCGGTGGACCGGGTAACCCTGTTCCGTCTTGTACCAGTTCCCGGCAGCATTCGGGACAAACTCCCGCAGGCCGGGATTAAGCAAATCGTAAGTGTAATGCGTATCGTCCGCGGGCGGTGTGCTAAAAAGCCAGAACAGGAATTCCGGGTTGCGTGAGATGATCGGTTCCACCGCGTCCCAGACGCCCTTGAAGTCCGGCCAGAAGCCGATTTCATCGCCATACACGTCCCCTGTCCAACCGCGGGCCGTGTCGGGATTGGGGGCGAGTATTTTCGTGCGGCTGTACGCCGTGCGCGTGTGGTAAATCCTCACCTGGGCCGCCTGCTTGTCCATCAGTTCCGCCAGATCATCCACATTCAAGAGTTCTTTGGTTCCTGTGTCGATGACGTTGCCCCCCAGCTGTTTTCCCAGCTTGTCCTGGCATGCCTTCAGCGCGGCCAGGGCGTCGTGCCAGATGGTTGCTTCCTTTTCCACAATCTCTTTCCCGGTTGCAATACTTGCCGACACGAAAAAGCAATTCCTCCAGGGCTTTTCGATCATGCGGTCGATGGCCTTACTGGCAATCGTGTAGGACTTGCCGCCCTGCCGCCGCCACATGAAAAAACAGATGCGGAAAGCCACGCAGAACGCGGCGTCCTGAAAGGCCAGCAGGTTGACTGCCCGGTAATTGTCAGGATGATGGGGCATCTACAAATTCGGGGGTGACGGTTTTCCTCTGGCCGAACAGCAGGGTGCGCAGCTTGGCCAGCTTGCTTTCGTTGGTTTCGTGGCTGCCGACAATCGCCTGAACATCCGGGCTGGTGGCCTTGTCCAGGAGTGCCTGGGCGGCGGTCATTTGCCATTTCTCCTGTTCCATTTTCAGCCTGGCTTCATCCTGGCGCACCTTGTCGGCATCTTTCAGGATACCTGCAATAATTTTCAGGCTCTGCACATCCCCGCCCGGCATCATCGCCAGTTCAAACAAGCGTTCCCGGAGCGCCTGCATGGTAGCCTCGTCCATTCCGTCCAGACTGATCTTCTTCAGGGCCTCTACGGTCCGGTTCTGCCGGGCAAGCTTGGCCGGATAAATCTGGGACTTGTAGTATTCGGATATGGACGTAATGCTCAATTTGATGCCGTCCTCGACCAGTCTTTCCTGTATGGCCCGGTATGGCTGTCCGGTCAGCAGCATCTCGTCCACTTCATCCTTCAGATAAGGCGGCAAATTCCCGATGGTGCTATCTGGTCTCAACTTGCGCATACAATCCTAACCTATTAGCTGTTCACTTACATCTGCCCCAGGGCAAGCCGTCCGGCGTCCGTGATGATCCATTTCCGGATTCCGGTAAATTCGTTCCGGCGTCCACCGATGAAGGAAAGGCCCTCCAAATACTTCAGGGACTCTTCCAGTTCTTGAAGGGTCGGGTTCGGCTCCACATCGGCATACACGTCCGCCCGAATGGAAGCATCCGGCATCGGGTAGCCTTCAGGCGCTTTATCCAAGGATTCCAGGATGGCAATATTGATTTTCGTTTTCCTGTCCATGATTCAAATTCGTGTTTTGGGCTTGCATACGTGGTCGCGGATCACGGATACGATCCCCACCAGTTCCCCCATGGTATTGGCTAAATTGTCCATCCGCTCATGGGCGCGGATTTCCGTTTTCCTGATCAGGTTCCGCATGCCATCCAAATCTTCCTTGATGGCTTTCACTTCTTCCCGCGTGGCAAACTTATCTTCCAAATAGACGCGCTTGGCTTCGTCATCCGGGCTTGCCTGTCCCTGGCGCTTGCGGGTCGTCACCCCGTAAGTGATCATGGAGCTGACCACGCTGGCAATGATGATACCCACGGCCTGGGGGTCGATACCTGCGGCGGTGTCTGCAATCACGTTCAGCATTACAACAGGTCGGCAAGGGTGGACGTGCCCTGGGTATAGGCACGATGCAGGGCGGCGGTAGAGATTTCTCCCAGCTGGATATGGCCGGGGTCGTAGATGGTTCTGAATTCTCCGCCCCATACCAGGCCCGCCTGGCGAGTTGCCTGGGCAAGGGGAGTGTAAATGGATTTCGGGCCTTCGCTGGGTGTCCAAATATCTTTCCCCCCTTCAAATAAGCAAAAGTCCGCGGCCAGACCAAAGTTGTGCATGCTCTGGCCGCCCTTGGCCCGGGTGACGCGGGGGCGCTTATTATATAAAGCGTCCTGTTCGTCGTAGGTCCGGACGCCGCAGATGATTTTCCAATCGGCCAGCTTCCGCATAGCTACGATCACCTGGCGCACCCGCATGGCGGCCAGCGGCTGCAAGGTCCACAAATAAGACTCGGAGCGGATGTCCACCTGGCCGTATCTGGCTTGCAGCTGTCCGTGGCTGATTTCCCATTGCGTAGCGGCCTCACGGGTCAACGGTCCGGTTAATCCGTCCAGTTTGCCCCGGTAAAACCCGGCAAACTTCAGTGCTCGCTGCCAGGACAGCGTATTCATTTTTAGCTCGGCGTACTTCATGATGCTTCTGTTAACTTTTAACTGTTCCCTATTAACTATTTCCCCATCTGCACCACAGCGGGGGCGATCACGACATCAGGCATGTCTTGCGCCCAGCTGAGGCTGTGGTTTTCCCGGTCAATCACCAGGGACGATCCGCTGCGGACAATCACCGCCTGCCCCTCGGACAGGCTCACGCTGGTAGGCGCGGGGGACTCGCTGCTGCACGATCCGCCCAGCAGTACCATCAGCGCGCCGATGGTCAGCAGCACGTTGCGCTTGATAGTTCCGGGCTTGGCCGGATTGGATGTCCCGGCCCCGGCTATGGACGAATTCGCCAGGTCGTTGTTGCCTGGCAGGGGCCGGGACTCCAATTCATTTCCGGTTCCGTCCCCGGTTCCGGATTCACTATCATCGTCAGATGAAATTTGATGCTTCCCATAAGTCACGAAGCGCAGAAGGATATTCAGACCGCCCAAGGCGGTCACAAAATCTACGGGGTTATTTTCCAGCCACTCGCGGACGGAGGGTACGAGTAGGGACAGGAGGGCGGCAAGGTTTACGTAAAATGTCCTGGACAAGTACCAGGGAGTGGCCGCCTTTTTGCTGGTGGCTGGTTCAATAGGAGACGCCCCTACAATTTTATAAACACGTCCCGGATCAAATGCGTCCAAATCCGCAGGAGCAAGGATGGCCCCGGCGTCTCCCGACGCGATGGAATCAATCCCATTATTACCACGAGTCAGTTCATCACTGTTATCAGTTCCGCCAAAATCTTGCTTGTTGGTCATGCGGGCACTCTAGCCCAGGCTCCGCATTCTTTATGTGGCATTTGTGGCAAATGTGGCGTTTGTGGCAAATGCGTTAAAAAAAGTTGAAGGTGGCCTGCATCATCTTCCCGCGCCGGATGGCTTCAGTCCGGGAAGCAGCGGCCATCTCCCGCACTTGCCTTTCCCACAATAGTTTTTTTGTGCCGCCAGGGACGGCTGGCCAGGCGTACAAATCCCCCCGCAAAATCATGCGCCGTACAGATTCCCGGCATACCTTCAGTATGCGGGCAGCATCAGCAACGCTACATTCCGGCCCGGATGCCCAGCGGCGCAAGTTTTCGTCCATGCGCCCATATTATCACAGGGTTAACGATTTTTCAGGACCGCAGGGCACAAAAAAGGCCCCATGCTGTTTTTCCAGCATGGGGCCTTGCCTGGTCGGACTGATGCTACAATCCTCTTGACTGTTTGAATTTTGCTAATTCATCTACGTCAATGGTATAAGTCGTATAAGTCACGTAGAGATACCACTCGCTGTGCTGTGCGACATAGTTGATTCCATCTTCGCGGCGGAAAAAAATCTTCATGCGCTGATTCTTTCCCTGTTCGTCAATAATGAGGATGTAAAGCTTCATCAGTTTTTCCGGTTCGGTTTGGTTTCAATCCACGCGCCGGGGATGGCGCGAAAAGGCTAGATTTATTGCTTAATCTCGGCTGGCCTTCTTCCTCCTGACTTGCGCACCACTTGACCGTGGAGGTTGATGATAAATGCCAATGCCTTGTCCCGTCGGCGCATGGCAACGTCCAGCTCCCTCGTCCGCAGAGGGAACCGACGTTGCACGGATACATGTGTTTCTGTGTTAAGCATGGTCACCCGGAGATACCACCACCCCTTGTTGGACCAGATATGATGACGAGGGTTACCAGCGCAATTAGCTGTAGAGATAAGCACCCAGTTACTCATGGCTGCACCTCCTCGTCGATTATGATCACTGTATTGTTCCATCCCCGGGCCGTCTTCGGTTCGGGGGCCGGAGTGGCGATCCTTCGGGCGGCTTCCTGGACAGACCGGGACACCGGGACGGCTCCCACATGGTCCGCCAGCCCTCCCGGGGGGATCGTTTCCGGCATGGCGTGCGGTTCGTAGGTTTCCAATCCTGTTTCTTCAGCCATCTTCCGGGATGCGGCCCGTCCCCGGTTGATCACCGTGTAATTCAGATGGCGGACATGTTCTGGCTGGGCAAACTTCCGCAGCTGGTCATATACATCCTTGCCCGTGCAGGGCAGATGCAGCTGATCCCGCACAACCTCCGCCAGATAGTCCGGCCCGGTTTCATAGCGCTGCATGCTGTCCCGGAGCAGGTGCAACGCTTTGTCCATCTCCGTGTAGGTGTTGTCCTTCACTGCCGCTTTTCCCAAGTAAGCGGCAAACCGATTATATATTTTTGTGTAGTCGGCCTGCGTGGCCTGCGTGAAAGACTCCGTGTACCCGGTGGCTTTCCACGTTTCATCGTGCCGCCACTCTTCCAGTGACGGCACCGGACAACCGTAGTTCTGTAGCTTCTTGTAAGCCCGGGCGGCCAGCTGGGCCAGGACGGCCTTCTGCTTATTTGATAGTAACTTTTCCATTCTTGGTGTGTGGTTTAGTGGCTTTTATGCGTGCCGTTTCTGCATTGAATTCTCGGATTACCCGGATCAGGTTGTTTTTCCGGTCTTCCTCCATTCCGTAAATGATGCTTCTGCCTCCTTCTTGCGTGATCACCGTTACGTCGTAGTGGCCGGACGGCCTTTTGCGGCATTTGTATCTGGTCATTGTCCTTTCAGGCATGCTGTTTGCGTTGTTGCTTTACCTTTTGGAGTTTGAGGGCCAGCATGTTTACCACGTCCGCCCATTTCAGGCCGGGAGTGTCGCGGAGCCAGGTGTAAAATTTCTCCGCATCCACGGGCACCCACTGGTCGCCCAGGTCCCCCAGCTGCACGCCGATTTCCTGGCATCGGGGGTCATGGGTCACGTGGTAATCGTGATTCCCCGGGAACCGTCCCAATTCCCAGCCGATCTGAAAGCAGATTGTTTCTTGTTCGATGCTGTTCATGGCTAGTGTTTGTGGTAGGCTCTCGCAATGGCCTTGCGGTCATCCGGTGTAACGTCAACAATCTTGTGCAGCACATCGTCGGATGGCAGCGCGCCGTCAAACAGTGCATGAGATAAATCCCGCTGGCACGCCTGCTTGACGAGTTCCCGGCATGCTGGGCAGACTGCATAGGTTTCCCCGTTCCGGTTGATGGTGTCCAGGCGGACATGTCGGTGATAGTAACAATAGATATAATTCATCATTGCTGGCCCTCCCGGTTTAATTTAGTGACTTTTTTCCCCAGCCGGGCGATGTCATCCACAATGCGGGTAAGTCCTTCCATGGTTTCGTACCCCACGATTTGAGCCACGCTGATTTTTTCAAGTCGCCGCCCGGGGTCTATTTCAATGGTCAGGGAGTGGTCCCCCGATTCTTCAATGACATCCCGCAGGGTAATAATCACGGTCGTCCCTTCGGGGTCCGGTGTGAGCTTCGGCGGGAGTTGCTTATGTGGATTATTGATATTGCTACGCATGATAATAATGGGTTGATGGTTAGTCTTGGTATTCGTCTTCTTCGGTTCCTTGTCCCGCCTGCCAGGTCTTCGTGGTCTGGTCATATACCAGGCAATCAGGTTCTCCAGGACGCGGCAGCTTGCCGTGCGCAAGGCGTCCGCATCCATCCTTGACCAGATGGAGGATAAGCTGGCAGGCGTATCCTAATTCTTGCAGGATTTCTCCCTTGATGTCTTTGTCCGGCAAGGGGATGTTAAGTAACAGGTGCTCACATGCGGCAGCCATAAACTGATCGGCCATGTCAATGTCGTCCCGCTGATCTCCAACGAAATGATCCATCCAATCATCATCTGACGTGTAAGATTCATACAGATGCAATAATTTGTCAGACCATTCAAATGCCTTGTCAGCCCATTCATTTTCGGGGTCAAAACTATGGGGGATGGCGGACAGGGCATGCCAGCCCAGCAGGCAGGTCATGCCGATTTCCGATAAGTCCTGCACCAGCTGCGGATCGCGCAGGTTGTCAGGCGTGGCGGCAGTCACCCACGGGTGGGGCTGCGGTGTTGTCGTGATGTCTTGATTCATGGTTTGGTTGTATATGGTGAGGTTAAACGTCTTCCGGCATGATGCCTTTTTCCATGTCCAGGAGTTTTTGGATCGCTCCCAGGTAATAGTCCCAGGTCACGGGCACGCCCGCTTTTTTGGCGGCAACCCGGGCCAGGAACATGCGCTTGGTAATCACGCCGTACCCGCTTTCCTGGGCGGCGGCTTCGACGGATGCCCGCAGGCCCGCGTCCGGCTCCGGGAATCCGTAAAATTCCCATACCTGCCGCAAGTCCTCCGTGCTGATGACGGAGGGCAGGCGGTATACCCGGCAGGCGTTGCGCTTGGATAGCTGTTGCAGCATGCCGGACCAGTTCGGGTCATCTTCCATGGCTGCCAAAAATTCGGGAGTAGCTGTCAGCAGCAACCCGCAGCCGGACATGTCCCGCAGTTCCCGGACCTGTTCCACGCCTTTCATACCCATCTTGTCGCTACGCAAGACATGGTGAATTTCATCGATAATCAGCAGGTGGTCCGGGGTCAGGTAACGCAGGATGCGGTCGATCATTTCATCCTGCTTCAGGTTAGGCGGCGCGCCGATCTGCTTGGCGATCCGATAGAGCAGCCGCGTAGGACTGGCGGACACGGGGCAGCGCACCAGCACCACCTTGTCCGCATGTCTCCGGGCGTATTCTTTCACGGCTTCGGTTTTGCCCCACTGCGTAGGGCCAATTAGGATGCCGGAAAAATGATACCGCCTTGTGAATTCGGCCAGGTCCATCGTGTAGCGTGCCAGGGACGTCTCCACAAATGGCAAATCTTCACCCGTTTGCTCTACAGCTAACCGGGCACGCAGGGCGGCCAGGGATGCCAGATGCGGTTCCGCATTGGCTTCGTAGGTGCCTTTCAGGATGGAGCGCATGGTCCTGGCGGACACTCCGGCCTGGGCGGCCATGTCGCCCAGGGTCCAGTTGTGATCCACGGCGTAGGAGATGAGCCAGGCCAGTGTCTGCTTCGCCTCCTGGGGGTATGGCCCGCCGTTAACAGCGGGCAAAAACCGCCGCGGGTCACTGTCGTTGTTGGTGTATGTTATTCTGTCCATAGTATTTATAAAAATGATATTTTAGGATGGGATTCTTCCCGGGGGGGCGTCGATGCCGGGGCGGGTGCCTCCGGCAATAGGCTGATCCCGGACAGTTTCTTCACGGCTGCCTGGGCGGCGGCGTCCGTGCCTTCCGCATTGATCAGTCTTTTCACCGTCGTGGGGGTGCCCTTCGTCACTTGGTGGTTGTACAGGCGGGTTCCCACGATGGCCGCTTCCTTCCGAGCGTGGTTCACACGCGTGGTCTGCAAGGCTGCCGACGTGGCTTTCTTTTTCCGGCCCATGGCCGCCCGCACCTGGTCCTCGTCGTAGTAGGGCGCGCGCTGCTGTAGCGTGCTCATGCCCAGGCAGCGGCCTTTATCGTCAATGATGTACAAGTGCTGATCGTCAAACATGTTGAGCATCACCCATACGTTCATACCGCTAGGCAGGATGCGCTGATACCCCTCCGGGGTGACAATGCTGGCCGGGTAATACAGGCGGTCCATGCTTACCGCCTTGTTCTGCATGATGATGTAGGAGCCTTTCACCACCGTTTTCACGGCCAGGTCCCGGCTCAATAGGTCCACGATTTCCCATTGCGTAGCTTTCCGCAACGGGGCTTGTTGCTGTAGCTTCAGATTCCAAGCTTCCGCGGGGGAAAGTTTCCGGGAACTGACCAGCCTTTCCGGATCGCGGGCGGCCATGTTCAGCAGTGTGTGGCGGTCCGCTTCCGGGATGCTGTCCGTCAGCGTGATCCAGTCGCTGTCCGTGGACAGGCGCACCATCGGCACCACCAGCCCCATTCGTTCCCAGCCTTCCAGGGCGTGGTCGGTCCGGGAGTTAAAGGCATCGTATACGCGCCAGGCTACGTCTGTCGTGAGTTGTTCAAAGGTCGGCATCAGGTGCCGCAACATGGCGGCCCGGTCCGGGTCTTTGATTTCGAGGTAGCCCTGCTTTTTCAGCAGCGCCTTCTGCTCCTTCATCAGTCCCGTCAACCATTCCGGTTCCGTCCGGTCATGGCCGGACGGAGCGGGCAGACAAGAACTCCATATATTGGCCGTCAGGTTCCACACGGATTCCAGGTGCGCCTTGCCGCGGGGATTGCCGCCCTGGCGTCCTTCATACCCCCGGAGCAATGCCTGGGATTTACCTTCCATGCCGGAGCGGTGGACCTTCACCGCGCCGTCAAACAAGTCCAGCAAGACCTGTTCCATGTGCGCCCGGATGGCTGCCGTGCCGTTTTCTACTACCAGTGTCGTACCCCGGGACGTATTGATGCCGACATTCGCCAACAATCCCGCCACAAACATGCGCATGTAACGCTCCGTCAATCCGGTGCGCGTCCCGTCCTGGCGCATCAGGCGGGGCATCATGCCCCAGTGCACCATTTTACCCGTGGCAATATCCAGGCAGCCCAGCTGCAAGGGACGCACGATCTGCTTGCCGCAGATAACGTGTGTGTCCAGCCAGTTGTCGTCGGACACGTAGTATTCCCCGGCTTCCATCCCTACGCGGGTAGTCAGCACCATCGGTAGCAGCGGAGCGGCGGAGCGCATCCCCTCCCGCATCACCTTGGCTTCCAGGGCGGCGGGTTTAATCCGCATCAGGTTTTTCTTGCTCCAACCCACGGGGATTTGAGGATGACCGGGCCAGCCTTCATAACCCGGGATGACCTCCGTTTTTTTGCGCCAGATGTCCAGCAGCATCGGGTAAGCCTGCCCGCCGTTGCGCTGGCAGCGCGTTTGCAGTTCCGTCCACCATGCCACAAATCCCGGGTGTTTCACCCGCGCCCGGGTGGGGCGCATCCCGGCCATCCTCAAATCGGCCAGGGCCAGCAGGCTACCGCTCATTTGCCACGCCAGGAATTTGCGCTGGACGGACTGCCAGGACATGGGATGCCCGGCATCCCGCATCACCTGGGCAGCCATCTTGTAAGCGGCCATCTTGTTCGGAGCCGCGGCGATTTCACGGCAAGCCGCATGCAGCTTGCGCACCTTCAGCCGTTCTTCCGCGGGCAGGGCTTCCCAGCCGGGCAGCCCTTCAATGGTAGACAATTCGTTCATTTTCCTTCCTTGATAATCCGTTCAACGTTCTTCAGGCACAGGAGCAGGTAATCCCGGTCAGGGCCGGGCAGATACTTGTGCAATTCCTCTTTGGTGAATTCGTCCAGCATGAGCACAATGTGGTGGGCGTCTTTGATAGCCACCTGCTTTTTCTGCTCCTTCAGTTCCTCTTCCGGCAGGACGTCCGCCACGGCGGCCATCATGGCCTGTTCCGGGCTTACTGGGGCAGCGGCACGGCCTTTCCCCCGGTTCTTCAATATGGTTTCGTGCTGGGCCAGGCGGGCAGCCTGGGCGGCGCTCTTGCTGCCGTCCTTCACCACTTGCAGATTCAGCATCATTTGCCGGGGCGTAACGGCGTTCCCGGTGGCTTTTTCCACCAAATCCAGGAGCGCTGGCACTTCTTCACCGTCCAGGCCCATGTCCAGTGTGGGCCGTTCGTCTTCCCCTAGCCGCGCCGCCGCTTCCTGGTAGCAGCGCATATACTTGTTTGCCATCTGCTGACCAAATTGAAACCATGGTTTCAATTTGTCCCCGGTCCCTTTTTTAAATAATTGTCCCCACTCGCCGTGGGCGGCGGCGGTCTTCAAGTCCACCAGCAGCTTGCCCAGCCGCAGCACAGCCAGGACTGCATTCCTCCCGGCCAGGGCGGCCATTTCCGCCTGGGACGTGGCGTACTTGTGCAGGCGGTTCGCTTCGTCCACTCCCAGGGCAAGCCGGGTTTCTCCCGGGACACTCAATTCACATTTTTTCATGGTCCGCAAATTCTTTCAATAGGGATTCTTTCAATTTCAACCGTGCGCGGGCTTCAATCCCCTGGATGGTCTGCGGGGACACGTCCAGACAATCGGCAATTTGTTGCAGCGTCAGCGGCCCGGATTCGGGCAGCCCGGCCCAGCGGCGGAACTGGGGGCGGGCGAGTAGCGCCAGCACCACGTTTTTTTCAAGGGTTGTAAACTTTTCATCCTTCATCGGTTCTCCGGCAATACGGGTAATATGGCGGTCCGGGGGTCTTTCTTCCCCTCCCTCACCTGCCGGGGTTCGTCGTCCAGGCAATAGCCCAGGCACCAGACAGCCCCTCCGGCCATCACCGCTATCACGGCAAATTCCAGCAGCCGGGACAGGGAGGCTTTGAAAAAAGCAATCATCCCCGTTGCCCGGTAAGTTGTTTTTCAGGCAGGGCGCGCAGCAGCTCTGTGATGGTCTTGCTCTCCCTGTCTCCGATCAATACTCGCCGTACATGGCTGGGGTCCCGGCCAATCGCCTTGGCGGCCTCCGTAATGTACCAGCCGCGGGCAAGTAGCCACTGCGGTGTGATGCGTTCTTGTGCTGTGTCAGTTGTCATGTTAGATTCCTCCTATGGCGTGCCATACAGTGGCGCGCCTCATAGTGGCGCGCCTATGAAAAAACTAATACCAGTATTTTAATAATCGGCAAGCAAAATATGAAGAAACTGTTATTCCATGACAATTTGAAAGCACTGATGAAACAGCGGGGATTCTCACAAATGATGCTTGCCGAATCTACAGGGATTTCACAAAGCGCTATTTCTCTATATATTACAGGTAAATCTACTCCAAAAGCTGGAGAACTCCAGCGCATGGCTGATGCGCTGTCTGTTTCCATGGACTACTTGTGGCGCAAGGCTGGACCAGAGTCGTTACAAGAATCCTCATATTACGAACGTAAATGGAGAGAAACGGAAAGAGAACTTGGAAAGTTGAGGGAAGCCTTGAAGCTTCTAGTAAATAATGTTAGTCAATAACTTAATATCTGTGAATTATATGACTTCTAAACAAGCCAATGTAGTGATCGCCTTGTTGCTGTTCATAACCGCTTTTTTGGGCATCATTTCTTTCCGATCAGAAAATTTGCCTCCGCAAGCTCCCGTCTATGAATACAGGGAAGTAACGGTTAATGGCATCAATGACGATTACTCCAAACACAACACATGGATAAAAGAAGGTTGGGAACCGATCTTTCTTTTGAAAACAGATGGTGTAGATGCCTGTTACTTAATGCGCCGCCCTAAACGCTGAATCTCATGACACAACCACATAAAATTTATGGTCAGGATTTTATGTTAGATTTCCCGTAACAAATTCATCATAAATTCCTTGCACTCCTTAAAAAGGGCCGTGCATAAGCTATGCTTATGCACCTATGACCAACACTCAAACAATGATTCAAGGGGATTGCCTGAACCTCATGAGGGAAATGCCAGAAGCGGCTTTTGATGCCTGGGCCTCGTTGTTTCCCTGCTGGCATTTTCCGCGCCTCTATTCCATCCCGAAAAAATAGACATCACATGACGGGCAAGCCCGTTGCTCTAATGGAACATCTCATGACGGTTCTGCCCGCGCAATCCCGGATTCTTGACCCCTTCGCCGGGTCAGGTTCTACGCTGGCAGCGGCGCAAAATTTGGGACATGCCGCAACCGGGATTGAACTATCTCCGGATTATTATCGAATCGCCTGTAATCGGCTTGGCCTTGCTTTGGCCTCGTAATATTAACAGCCCCTCTTCGGAGGGGCATTTCATATCGCAACAACCTGTCCCGCTTCGGTAGTTTCATGTTCCTGCATCGCAACTACTCGTCTCTTCTCTCCATCGCCGCAATCCCCCGCCATTGCTAGCTTTCAGGCTATTTAACCCCTAATTCACCCTATTTCAACTATACTGTCCCTTTTCATCATTCCCGGCAGCAAATTCTCCTATAAGAAAAAAACGGAATACTTCAAGACCGTCAACATTTACAAATTCAACAGGGATTTCTCCCGTACCCACTACGTCCCCTTCCTCACCGCTTACAGCAAAGCCCTGGGCAACAACGAATATTACGAGCAGGTGCTGCGGGTCATCGCCCTGCTGGACAAACCGGAAATCAAGGCCCTGCGTCTCGGCAGCGAAGCATGGTATGAAATAGACGACATCCAGGATCTGGACATAGCGGCTTCCATGTTCACACCAGACCGGGAGGAACACCTGCGCCTGATGGAGTCCCGGTACGGCGGCTACTGGCGCTACCCACGCATCAGGGATTTCTGCTACCTGGTCAATCCATACTTCCCCAACAAGCGCCTCATGTCCGAACTCAAGGCGAACTTTGAGCACCTGGTGCGGGAATACCCGTCCGGCATGAGGGTCAACAGCCTGCTGGCCGCAAAATACTTCGGCGTCAGCCAGGAATACATCTGCATCGGCAATGGCGCGGCGGAACTCATCAAGGCGCTCATGTCCCGCATGGAAGGGAAAATGGGCGTCGTCTACCCCACCTTTGAGGAATATCCCAACCGGGCGGCCCCGGATATGGTGGTGCCCTTCCATCCCGCTTCCTGGAATTTCAGCTACACGGCGGACGACCTGATGGAATTCTTTTCCGGCAAGGACATCAGCACCCTGCTCCTTGTCAATCCGGGCAATCCTTCCGGCTTCTTCCTCCCGAAGGCCGACGTGCTGCGCCTCTGCCTGTGGACGAAGGAGCGCGGCATTCGCCTGATCGTGGATGAATCCTTTGTGGATTTCTCTGAAGGCATGCCGGACAACACGTTGCTCCGGGACACCCTCCTTGAGGAGTACCCCCATTTGGCGGTGGTTAAAAGCATTTCAAAGTCCTACGGCGTTCCAGGCCTCCGCCTGGGGGTTCTGGCCTCTGCAGACAAAAAGCTGATTGCATGGATAAAAAAGGACGTTTCCATCTGGAACATTAATTCCATTGCCGAATTTTACATGCAGATCTTCGGGAAATATGAACAATCCTACGTGCGCGCATGCCGCCGGTTCATGGAGGAAAGAGACCGCTTCATGCAGGAACTCTCCCGCGTTCCCTTCCTGAACGTCCTCCCCTCCCAGGCCAACTACTTCATGTGCGAGGTAATGCCGCCCATGAAAGCCCGTACCCTCACGGGCCTCCTGTTGAAAAACCACTCCATCCTGATCAAGGATTGCAGCCGGAAAAAGGGCTTTGAGGGTAGGGAATTCATCCGCATCGCCGTCAGGAACAAGGCAGATAACGACGCCCTGGTACGCGCCATGCACGAGATATGTTCAATGCGTTCAAACTAG